ACTGAAACACCAACTAATACTCCTACTAACACTCCTACCGAAACCCCTACTAATACACCTAGCTCGTCAATAACACCTACACCAACTGAAACACCAACTAATACTCCTACACCAACACCAACAGAAACACCTACTAATACACCTAGCTCGTCAATAACACCAACCCCGACTGAAACACCTACTAATACACCAACACCTAGTGTTACCCCAACAATGACAGTAACTCCAACACAAGTCGCTAGCTTATTATTATTACAAGATGGTAGTCCTATAACACTACAAGACGGTTCGGGAGGAATTAAATTACAGTTTAGTTTATAATAGTCTATACCATAAAATTATGACTACTATATTTATCTAATAGGACTATGCAAATTATTGAAATCACAAGTGTTACAGGAACTTCACCTTATGATATTATTATATGTGATATAACATATACGTATTGTTATACTGCAGACACTGGAGTAGTTTCAATCCCCCCAACATTGTATGTTAATTTACCAATAGAATTGTATGGTTCCCAAAGTGTAATTGTGAAAATAGTTGATTCGTTAGGATGTGAAGAAATCCAATTTGTGGAATGTCCGCCGACACCAACTCCAACCCCAACACTGACTATAACACCAACAATAACACCAACAAATGCTAATTGTGTTTGTTTAACGTTTACAAACCCAACCTTGAGTACATTAGGGTTTAGTTATACTAATTGTGATAATGGAGTGGTTAGTTTTACAATTAACCCTTTAACTATCATATATGTATGTGGTTCAAACCCTGTTTATGACTCAGGAGTTGAGGTAACTATTGGGTCTTATTGTGTTGGGAACGTATGTCCACAACCAACACCAACACCGACCGCAACTCAAACACCAACACCGACTATACCAGGTATAATCGGTTCATTTGTTAGCTGTTGCGACTCAAATATAGAATTTAAAGTTAGTAATATACCATATTATCATTATCCATTATCGGGAGTTTATTATATTGTTAGTTCAGGGTTTCAAGGATGCGCAACATATATACCAACAACGACATCAACAAATATATACGTATGTTCATTAATAGGTTCCCAACCCGATTGTTATTTTTGTGATATATCTCACCCTGATGTTTTATGTCCTACATCTACACCAACACCTACTAACACCCCAACTGTAACGTCAACACCAACACCTACACCAACTAATAGTGTTATTTTTGTTAAAAGAGTCGCATTAGATTGTTGTACTATGGAGGGTAAAGTCATCAGCGTACCTTCATATTTAACGTCAGGTGATATTGTAAAAGCAACTAATGGTAATTGTTATACTTTATTAGTAACAACACCAGCAAGTGCTAATATAATTTGGGATGGAACAAGCTACGGTGATTGTGAATCTTGTATTACTTGCCCAACACCAACACCAACACCAACCGAGACGCCAACTAATACCCCAACACCTACTAATACGCCGACTAACACTGTTACATCAACACCATTATTAGTGGTTTGTTTCCAGTATACTTACTCAACATTTTTAGGTGATTCTGACACAATTTATCAAACAGGATACTATAACTCTAAACCTTACTACACTTTAACTTATGGTTTTGTTTGGTTTGATATTGGCACATCTTTATGGATTTGGTCAACTTTATTAGGTGGTGGTATTACTTTAGATACATTAAATAATGGGGGATTATTCTACCCGTATTGTTGTTCATTCTCCCCGTCATATCCTAATTGGGATAACATTAATTCACCTTCTGATTTTATGTCAGTTTCAAGTGTAGGGGGATGTGCTTAAATAAGTGAAATTATATTTATTTTTTAATTTGTAAGGTTATTTTTTTCATAAAAAGTTAACTATGAAAATATTTGTTCAGATTGCCTCATATAGAGACCCCCAACTTATCCCTACAATTAAAAGTATGATTGAAAATGCTAAACGACCAAAAAACTTGGTTATTGGTATTTGTAGACAATATCACCCTGAAGATGGTTTTGATTCTTTGGAGGAATATTCAAAAGATAAACGATTTAGAGTTGTTGATGTTTTATATTCAGAATCTAAAGGTGTTTGTTGGGCGAGAAATCAAGTCCAACAATTATATGGTGGTGAAGAATACACTCTTCAGATAGATTCCCATATGAGATTTGAAAAGGATTGGGACGACACTCTAATTAAGATGGTTAAACAACTTCAAAAGAAAGGGTTCGAAAAACCTTTACTAACGGGATATGTTTCATCATTTAATCCTGAGAATGACCCCGCGGAAAGAATAAGAGAACCTTGGCGAATGGTGTTTGATAGATTTATACCTGAAGGTGCGGTATTTTTCTTACCTGAGACAATACCTGGCTGGGATAAATTAAAGGAACCAATCCCTGCAAGATTTTATTCCGCTCATTTTGCGTTTACATTAGGTAAGTTTAGTGAAGAGGTACAACACGACCCTGAGTTTTATTTTCACGGAGAAGAGATTTCAATAGCGGCAAGAGCATATACTCACGGATATGATTTGTTTCACCCTCATAAAGTAGTTATTTGGCACGAGTATACAAGAAAAGGTCGTGTAAAACAATGGGATGATGATAAAGATTGGGGTACTAAAAATAATGTGTCTCACGCAAAAAACAGACAATTATTTGCTATGGATGGTGAAGAGGTAACCATTGATTTCGGAAACTATGGTTTTGGAACCGAAAGAACTTTAAGAGATTATGAAATATATTCAGGACTTTTGTTTTCAAGAAGAGCAGTGCAACAATATACTTTAGATAAACAATATCCACCTAACCCACACATTTATGAAACTGAAGAAGAGTGGTTGAGTAGTTTTGCAACAATATTCAAACATTGTATTGATATTGGTTATGATAGTGTACCTGAAGATGATTATGATTTTTGGGTGGTTGCCTTCCACGATGAAAATGATGAAACTATCTATAGACAAGATGCCGACCCAGGAGAAATCCAAAGAATGAAAAATGACCCTGATGGTTATTGTAAAGTGTGGAGGCAGTTTCAAACAACACATAAACCATCTTATTGGGTTGTTTGGCCGTATTCCAAGTCTAAAGGATGGTGTGACCGATTAACAGGAAATTTATAATTTAATGGAAGATATTAACTATTCAGTTTGTATAACTACCTTCTCAAGAAGGTATTCGTATGTGGAAAAATTAGTGACCCAAGTTAGGGAATTAACTAACTGCGATATATTAATTGCGGTCAATGGTGATTATAAACAAGATTTTAACAATGATTACCGAAAACAAATTTTAGAATTATGTTTAAAATTTGATAACGTGTTCCCAATATTTTTTCCAGAACAAAGAGGTTTATCTAAGTTGTGGAATACTTTGGTGGTTCACAGTAAACAAGATTGGTGTTTAGTATTAAACGATGATGTTGAATTAGACAACGATGAGGTATTTAAACTTACAATACCTGGTTTAGGGGACAAACCTGATTTACGAAGAATTAACGGTTCTTTCTCGCATTTTTTAATACATAAAGATTGTTTAGATGAAATAGGTTATTTTGATGAGAGGTTATTGGGTTTTGGTGAAGAAGATGGTGATATTTTTTATAGATATATTGAGACGTATAATCAATGGATACAAGAAGCTTGGGTTCACGGATTTAATAATTTGGTGATAGATATTAGAGATGAAAATATAAAACCTGGGGTAGGAAAATACTCTCAATTTAACCGACATTTTTGTTTTGTTGATGACCCTTGTAAATATGTTCCAGTATCTGAAGGTATTACAGGACTATTTGGTCAACATATGAAAAAAAATATTGAGGATTTAAAACAATATCCGTATGAAAAATTCTTTAAAGAAAATAAAGATAAACTTTAAAGTATGATTAAAATTAAACTAGAGTGTTGGTGGACAGATACTAATTCATTAAACAACCGATTTATTAAACAATTTGTATTTGACCAAGATGAATTTGAATTTGTCACTAATAATCCTGATTATACGGTGGTGTTTGGTAGAACCGATTGGGAAAATATAGAAACTCCTAAAGAAAAAACTTTTTATTTCTCTCAAGAACCATTATGGTCACCTAATGAACCCAAAGATGGTATACATGAATTTTGTTCTAAAATTTTTATTGCCGATAAACGAGAATACCCTAATAGAGGTGAGTACATTGAGACATTATTACCAATGTTCTACGGTGGTAGAGGAGATATTGACCACAGAGAAGAATGGGATTGGTCAAAGAATATTCTATATAAGAACTTTAATAAAACAAAACCTATCTCAATGGTTGTGAGGAAAGATTATTCAACACATTACAATCACCTATCAAATCCCATAACTTCTAAAATTAACTATATACAAAGAACTGACTTAGGTATAAAGTTATCAGATAATGAAAATATTGATATATTTGGGACGTATTGGGAGTCAAATGGTAAAAACATAAAAGGTGAGGCGTGGAATAAACATGTAGGGGTTGATGATTACAACTTTTCAGTATCTTGTGAAAACTCAATACAAAAAAATTATATAAGTGAAAAATTTTGGGACGTTATATTAACAGACGGAGTTCCAATTTATTTAGGTTGTGTTAACATTAATGAATACATACCCGACAATTGTTATATTAATATTAGTGACTTAAATAATGATGAAATTACAAATGTGGTAGAATCCATAATTAATGATTACGATTTTATTTATAATTCAAAAAAAAATGATATTTTAAAATTAAAATCTAATTTTTTTAAGGACCCAAATTTTAACCTTTGGGAAAAAATAAAAGAAACGATAAAAAAATATGAGTACTAAAATAGTAACAGCCATTTATTCTAATTTACACGGAACAGAATTAGGTGGGAGACCTAGTAGAGGAGGTCATTATAGATATTCACTAAGAACTATTTTAAAAATGACTGACGCTGATTTTGTTTGTTACACTTCAGAAGACGAACTTGAAAGTTTAAAAGAGTTTTTCTATGTACAAAACAAAATTAGTGAAGATAGATTAATTATCAAAACGTTTGATTTAAAAAATTTTAGTCTAACTGAAAAAATAAATAAAATTAAAAATGTTAATGAGACTAAACAATCTGACCGTTGTGTTGAGGTGCAGTATTGTAAATTTATATGGTCATTGGATGAACTAGAAATTGGTAATTACGATAACGTATATTGGTTTGATGCTGGGTTGTCACATAGCGGATTGTTTCCCCCAAAACACATGAACAATATTGGATATTGGGAACAAAATTATGAATCAACTTTATTCAATAATGAGTGTCTAAACAATCTAATTGATTTTGCGGATGATAAAATAGTTTTATGTGCCAAAGAAAATGTTAATAATTTTTGGTCAGGAACCGTACCATATGAATACTATAAAGAACACTGTATGGAACGACATATAATTGGAGGTTTTTTTGGTGGAAAAAAAGAAAAAATGAGAGATTATTGTAAACTATTTTTAGAATATGTAAACAAACTTTTGGATAATGAAAATAAACTTTATTATGAAGAAAACATTATGTCATTAATGTATTATAATCATAATGGGTTATTTAACCCAAAGTATTTTGATATTTGGTGGCATGAAGAAGATAGAATCCCTGGACTTGATTTACATGAATACACAAAAACTAGAAAAAGTTTTTATAAAATATTTGAGGAACTAAATGAAATCTCTATCAATTAACATGAAGTTTTGGGATGATGGACAACCAAACTCAACTAGAATTAGAAATGTAAATTTTTCTTGGGGTGAAATAAAAAAATTTACATCGTTTTTAAAAGATAATGATATAAATGCGGTATGTAATTTATATGATTTTTCAGTAGATAGAGTAACTGAGGATTCTATACATATATCTTACCCTTTAGGTGTTTATAAAAAGGCGGAAAAGACTAACATAATCTTAAACGACCAAAAAAATTATGATTTTTTTATGATGGTTGATTGCGATGCGTTTTTTCATAAAGACGACTATAACAAATTTTTAGAAATATTTAAATTTTTAAATGACGGAGATGTTGTGACCTTTGATTTGGCTAAATTAGAAGATAGAGTTAGTGAGTATATTATAGACGGAGAATTTCAAATAGAAAAGGCCGATTGGTCATATGCATATTCAGGTAACAGAAATAATGGACCTCTTAATGGTTATTTAGGTGGTTTAGGTGGGGTATATATATGTGATACAAACTTATTAATAAAATTAGGTGGTTTTAATGAAAAATATGTTGGTTGGGGTGGTGAAGATGGTGATATGTTAGATAGGATATGGTCATCTCAAATACCACACTCATTTAAACCTGTTAGAAATTTTGCACCATTTCATTTACCCCATTTTTCTGATTGGGGTAATAAATTATATAATCAAAGATTTGAAAATGAATAAAACAACAATTGTAACTGGATTATGGGATATAGGTAGAAATAGTCTAACTAATGATTGGGCCAGGTCTATGGAACACTACCTTAATAAACTCAAAGAACTACTAAAAATTGAGGAAAACATGATAATTTTTGGGGATGAAAACCTACAAAAATTTGTCATGGAACATAGGTCTATTTCTAATACTCAATTTATCATAAGAAATTTAGATTGGTTTAAAGATAACACTTATTTTGATTTAATACAAAAAATTAGAACCAGTGATGAGTGGTTAAATCAAGTAGGTTGGTTAAGAGAATCAACACAGGCAAGATTAGAATACTATAACCCTTTAGTAATGAGTAAAGTGTTTTTACTAAACGATGCTCGTATTATGGATAAGTTTAATTCTGATTATCTGTTTTGGATTGATGCGGGAATTACTAATACTGTTCATCCTGGGTATTTTACCCATGATAAAGTATTGTCAAAAGTTGATAAATTTGTTGATAAATTTTCGTTTATATCATTTCCATATGAGGGTGCGAATGAAATTCATGGGTTTAATCTGACCGAATTAAATAAGTATGCAGGTACCGAAGTCAAGTTAGTGTCAAGAGGTGGATTTTTTGGGGGGCCAAAGGAATCCATATCTGAGATTAATGGAATATACTATCAATTACTAATTGATTCGTTATCAAAATCTTTAATGGGGACTGAAGAAAGTTTATTTTCAGTAATAACTTACAAACATCCAGATAAGGTGTCTTATTTTGAAATTGAATATAACGGTCTTATAGGTAAGTTTTTTGAGGATTTAAAAAATGAAACTTTAAATTCTAAACAAGAGGTTATCAAACCTTCAAACGAATTATCATTTACACCACCATCCAAAGATAGTGTCGGGTTATATGTTATTGGGTTCAATAGTCCAAACCAACTCAAAACTTTAATAGAATCTATGTTGGTATATGATGAAGATTTTATTAAAAAACCACGTAAAATTCTTTTAGATAACTCAACGGATTTTACGACAACCCCAATATATTCTGAAATATGTTCTAATTATGGATTTGAACACATAAAAAAAGATAATTTAGGAATATGTGGTGGAAGACAATGGGTTGCGGAACACTTTGAGAAGTCAGGTATGGATTATATGTATTTTTTTGAGGATGATATGTTCTTTTACCCAAATAAAGGTGAGGTATGTAGAAATGGGTTTAATAGATTTGCACCTAATTTATTTATTAAATCCCTTTCAATAATACAGAAAGAAAAATTTGATTTCCTTAAGTTAAATTTTAGTGAATTCTTTGGTGATAATAGTGTACAATGGAGTTGGTATAACGTACCACAAACTGTTAGAGAAGAGTATTGGCCTGACAATCAAAAATTACCTGAATTAGGTACTTCAGAAAACGCACCTAAGGCGAAATATACTAGTGTTAGAAGTTATGAAGGTGTACCATATGTTACAGGTGATGTTTATTACTGTAATTGGCCACAAGTAGTTTCAAAAGAAGGTAATAGAAAAATGTTTTTAGAAACAACTTGGGCACACCCATATGAACAAACTTGGATGAGTCACATATTCCAAGAGACTAAGAAAGGTAGAATTAGTGGTGGTTTATTATTAATGACACCAACTGAACATAACAGGTTTGACCATTATTCGCGTGAATTAAGAAAGGAAAGTTAATTATTTTATATTATAAAGTATTTATAGTAAAAAATAATAGATGGAGTTTTTTATTAAAAAAAACGCAACATTACCAGTATTAAAATTACAAGTAGTTAAGGACGGTAGAAGTGATTATAATAACTTTATGAATACCATAGAGTTGTCCACAATATTCTTTTCTATGGTTGATGTTGAGACAGGGGTTCCAAAAATAAGTAGTAGACCTGCGGGGTTTGTTGAAAAACTTTTTGAAGACCCTAATGCGGAACCTGAATATTACATCTATTACCAATTCACAAATAAAGACACAAATAGAGTAGGACGTTATGAAGGACAATTCATGTTACGTAATGATGATGGTGTTTTAATTTTACCAATAAGAGAAAATTTATTTATAAATGTACAAGAGTCTTTTATAAGTGACGAATTACCTTATGAAAGTTGTTATGTTTCCGAATTTCCTTGTTGTGTTAACGGACCTTATACTACAACTACAACTACAACACCTTGCCCGACGTGTCCCCCATGTCCACCTGTAACAACAACAACAACAACATACAATCCTGTAACAACAACAACAACAACACATATTCCCGTAACAACTACCACAACAACAACTCATACACCATCTTCTACACCGACTAATACACCAACACCATCTTCTACACCGACTAATACACCAACACCAACTCCGACCTTAACTCCAACTCAAACACCACCTGTTGATGTATTAATTAACCCTATAATAACTGAGGGTGGTGTGTATATAATAATTGGAAATAACGAATACTTAGAATTTTAATATTCTATATAAAATTTATAAAATAAAAAAACTATGACACTAACTGGTAAAACAATTGGACAACTAACATATCTTTCGGGAGTAACAAGGGATACATTATTTCCCGTAGAATTAAGTGGCGATACTTACCATATACCCTATTCAGCATTCACTAATTCAAACTATAACGAAGGAACTTACGATGAGTTATATTCATTCGCCACAGGTGGAACACTAACCGCTGGAAGTTATTACTTAATGACTGACTTCCAAACGTGTTACGACCAACCAAACTATGATAACACTAAAACCCCTATTACAACGGGTAACTATAAAACAGGAACAACAGAACCAATTTTATTATTGGCGGTATCCACAACAGAATTTTCACCTACTGTATATTCTACATTATACACTAATGATAAAATAACATACGACATAACTTGGAATACCACTGAAATCACGAGTAGTCCTGCAAAAGGTAGAATTACTGAAAGAATTGATAACTTTAATAATAGAACTGATTATGATAACAGAAGTATTTTATTTAAAAGATATGATGGGTATTCATATAACGAAAATAACCCATTAAGTGGTCTTGTTGGGATAAGTGGTTTAACAGGAACAACAGGCGTGTTATATGGTAATACAGGTACCACATTTTTTTCAAATTTCTCAACGGGGTCAATTGTTTCAGTACGAAATTTAAATCCTTCATTTTTCGAAATTATATCAGTTGAGAGTGATTCTATCGCAATTATATCAGGTGTAACAATAAATGAAACTACTGACTCACCTTATTATTATGGAAATGATGATGGTATAATGAGTTATTACCAACCTAATGTAAGACAAGACCAAGTTTTTGAATACACAACATTTGGTGATGCTATTGATGATGGTGGAGCGGTTAATAACTATATTGGTAACTATTCTAATTTACATTTAAAATTTGGAACTGGGGATTTTTTACTTGCAAATAATGTATTCTTAATAGGTTCATTTAGAAACAACACCATTGGTAACGGTTCTTATAATAACACATTTAATGACGATTGTGATAATAATCAAATAGGTGATAGTTTTTATAACAACTCAACGAATGATGATTTTGACGGTAATATAATTGGGGAAAATTTTAATAACAACTATATCACCTCTAATTTTAATAATAATAGAATTGGTAGTGATTTTGATTTTAATATTCTAATTGGTGGTTCTTTTTATAGAAATAATATTGGGAACGACTTTAACAATAATGTTTGGACTAATGGAGATTTTCAAAATAATGAAATAGGAAACCAATTTAATAATAATAAAATCTATAACGATTTCTATAATAATGATATTGGTAATGGGTATAATAATAATGAAAGTTACTCAACTTATAATCGTAATTTAATTGGTAACGGATATAATGGTAATACGGTATATTCACTATTCTACGAAAATAATATTGGTCAAGTTTTTGAAACTAATACTATTGGAACCAATTTAACTATTGGTACATACAATTTCTCTAAAAATAGAATAGGGGATAGTTTTTATATTAATGTTATTTCTGGTAATTTTCAATATAATGAGATAGGTAATGATTTCTATGCTAATAATATCGCTAATAACTTCTCATATAATGAAATTAGAAATTATTTCTATTCTAATCTCATTAATAATGATTTTGGTTTTGGTGGTAGTGTTAGTCAAGGTAATAAAATAGGTAATTATTTTTATAATAATAATATTGGTGAATATTTTTATAATAATAATATTGCTGACAATTTTTACTTTAATATAATAGGTAATGATTTCCAATTAAACGAAGTTAAATTTGGTTTAAATTCTGTAAATCTTAGTTTATCAACTCACGTATATGCTAACTATAATTGTACTATATTTTTAAGAAGTGATGCTCAACTTAGACTATCATATTACGACTCAACTGATACACTGTTAATTACAGATGTGGCAAGTTAAATTATTTTTTAAGATAAAAAAAAAGGGGGTCACAAAAACCCTCTTTTTTTATTTGACAAAAAACAAATTTACTAATATACTTATTGATGTAAGGTAAATGTCGTTTGTAACGGCAGCAAATGAACCATTTAAAACTATAAGTGTATGATAAACGAAGAAGAAATCAAAACCTTCCTAGAAGGTAATGACCCCGAGCAATTTATAGTTGCTATTGAGTACGATTATGTGTCGGACTCCATCTACAAAATCAAAGAAGACCCCATTAAAGGTAAGTTAATCCAAAAAGACACATTCACTGCATTTGCGTGGGTTGGTGATTTACGTGGTTTAAATTTCTATCAATCATCTAAGGCTCTTCAAAAAGAAGGTATGTCCAAACATGGTATTATGATTGAGAAGTTAAGAACAACTCATGAGGATGGTACATCTAATGAACAATTAGAAAATGGTTTAAAATTTATGGTTAAATCATTAAAAGGATACCGTTCCTTAATTCAGTTTTTTCGTGATGGTGGTGTTGACCCATGGGGTGAAAGAACCAAAGATAGAATATCTGTATTACCCCCTGTTGAACAATACCTCATCTCAAAAGAAAAAAGATTATTCAAAGGGTTTGACGAATATAATGATATCACGAGGTTTGTATTTGACCTTGAGACGACCTCTTTAGAACCAAAAGACGGTCGTATTTTCATGATTGGGGTTAAAACAAATAAAGGATTACAAAGAGTTATTGAATGTTCAAACGAAGATGAAGAACGTAGAGGTTTAGTTGAGTTCTTTAGAATAATTGATGAGGTTAAACCAACTATTATCGGTGGGTACAACTCCGCAAACTTTGACTGGTATTGGATATTTGAAAGATGTAAAATGTTGAATATAGACATTAAAAAAATTTGTCATACCCTAAACCCTAAAGCAACCATAAAACAGTCTGAAAACCTTTTAAAATTAGCAAATGAGGTGGAAAGATATAACCAAGTTGGTATGTGGGGTTATAATGTTGTTGATATCATTCACGCGGTTCGTAGAGCACAAGCAATTAACTCAAGTATTAAGTCCGCAGGTTTGAAGTATATTACCAAGTATATTGATGCTGAGGCTAAAGACCGTGTATATATTGACCACTTAGATATCGGTCCATTCTATGCTAAGAAAGAAGAGTTTTGGTTAAACATTGAGAATGGTAACTATAGAAAAGTTGGTGTTGACCCAAAGGTTGATGCTATCTGTGAAAAGTATAATAAGGTTTATATTAAAACAACAGGTGATGATTTAGTTGAGCGTTATCTTGACGATGACCTTGAGGAAACGTTATTGGTGGATGAGGAATTTAACCAAGGAACGTTTCTATTAGCATCCTTAGTACCAACAACATATGAACGAGTTTCAACAATGGGTACCGCAACTTTATGGAAAATGATTATGTTAGCGTGGTCATACAAACACAAATTAGCAATCCCCCAAAAACAAGAAAAAGGTGCGTTTGTTGGTGGTTTATCACGATTATTAAAAACAGGTTATTCTAAGGATGTATTAAAACTTGACTACTCTTCACTATATCCATCTATTCAGTTGGTTCATGATGTGTTCCCTGAATGTGACGTTATGGGGGCGATGAAAGGAATGTTAGCTTACTTCCGTAACTCTCGTATTATGTATAAAAACTTGGCTAAGGAGTGGGAAAGTAAGGATAAGAAAACCTCACTTAAGTTTGACCGAAAACAATTACCGATTAAAATCTTTATCAACTCCCTATTCGGTGCGTTATCCGCTCCACAAGTATTTGCTTGGGGTGACATGCACAAAGGTGAACAGATTACTTGTACGGGAAGACAATATCTTCGTCAGATGTTAAGATTCTTTATGAAACGAGGTTACACCCCACTAGTGTGTGATACGGATGGTATGAACTTCTCATTACCTGAAGGTGGTGTTGATGATAGAAAGTATATTGGTAAAGGACTAAATTGGTTAGTTAAAGAGGGTAAAGAATATACAGGTTACGATGCTGATGTTGCTGAGTTTAATGATTTGTTTATGAGAGGTGCAATGGGACTTGACTGTGACGGTACCTGGAAATCTTGTATCAACTTGGCAAGAAAGAATTATGCAACCTTAGAACATAAGGGTAAAATTAAATTAACAGGTAACACAATTAAATCTAAGAAACTACCTCTTTATATTGAGGAGTATTTGGATAAAGCGGTTAGACTTTTACTTGAGGGTGATGGTAAAGGTTTTGTTGAGTGGTATTATGAATACCTGACTAAAATATTTAATCAGGAGATTCCACTTATGAAAATCGCTCAACGAGCTAAAGTTAAATTGAGTTTGGATGATTATAATAAAAGAGCAAACCAAAAAACTAAGTCAGGCGGTGCTATGTCACGCATGGCACATATGGAGTTGGCGATTCAACATAAATTAAATGTGAATCTTGGTGATGTTATTTATTATGTAAATAATGGTACAAAGGCTTCTCAAGGGGATGTCCAAAAAGTGGGTAAACCAAAAACGGGATGGAAAGACGCTCACAAAGACATATACCGTAACCAAACAGGTAAAGAACTTTTAGAGACAATGGATGCTATGATACAGATTAATTGTTATATGTTAGAAAGTTCTGATATTGAATCGGACCCAAATATGACAGGTGAGTATAATGTACCAAGAGCGATTGCGACATTCAACAAACGAATAGAACCCTTACTTATTGTCTTTAAAGATGAGGTTAGAGATGGGTTATTAGTTACTGACCCAGAAGATAGAGGTTTCTTTACAACTGAACAATGTGAATTAATTAATGGTAAACCATTTAATGAACAAGACCAAGATACCATTGAGGATTTGTTAACAATAACTGAACAAGAAATGGAATTTTGGGGTAAGGTAGGAATTCAGCCTGATTATATCTACGAGTTAGCTAGTGAAGGGTACGAAGAGTATGTATAATAAAAAAGGGACCAAAAGTCCCTTTTATTTTATTCTTGTTTTAACCCATCACTAGATAATATATACCATATGTTATTGATTGATAATAACTCAACACATGCCCCTTTATCAATAAAAATTTCATCATATTCTTCATCAATTTTACCAATCATGGGTATTATAAAAACTTTTGTTAATGCTTTTATCTTTATATGTTTAGTTGTAGATGAATCCAACATAACTCTTGATGAGTTAACCTCTCTAACAACCAAAATACTTTCTCCTTTGGTTCTATAATCAGTGTTTGAAATAACTTTAATTTCATTATTTTTAGGTGACCTATCATCAATAACTGTTTCGGTCATATAAAATTTATCACCAATTCTTTTTTTATTTATTAACGTTTTCATTTTATATCACATATATTTGTCTTGGCATTGCTCTGAACTTTAATTGTTTATTTAAGTTCTCAGCTAATAATGCCTCACGTTCCATAACCTTTTCAGGTTTCAATCTTGTTAGTCTTCCTTCGGCCCCAATTAATTCCTCAATTAACTTTGTTTTTTCATCTTTGGCTTCAGTTGACAATGATTGATAATCCATTGTTAATTCAGAATCGGGTGTTTTTAAGTTACCGCTATATTTACCTCTTACTCTTGAAAGTGTTTCTTTACAATATGCAATAAACCAACGTCTAACCCATTGTTGTGCAGGGTTATTAAGTTCAGTCCAACTCATGTTTTCAAAAGGGACATCTGAAGGTAATTTGATAATATCAGGATTATCTTTAAGACATTTATCTCTACCACCTTGTGTTGTGTCATAATAATGATACCACACTTTACCTCTCATTAATGTTGCGTTACCGAAGTCAAATTTACCACCTGGAGTATTCATTAAATTAATTGACTTTTTACCATCAGGTAATGCCGTAATAGTGTAAGTTAGGTCACCAGCGATAATTCTTCTTTGTATATTAATTTCTTGCATTCTCAATAACATATCAAATGCTGGCATCATAAAATATGAACCCGAATAACCCATTTGTGAATAACCCGCAGGTCCACCAAGTCCAGCTCCACCAAGGGCTCCAAATGTCCAAGGGTCAAATAGTAAATTATTTAATTCTGAAGGTGTAAACCATAGTAGTTCATTGATTTCCCTATTAGCGGGAATTTCATACATTTGTTGATTCGCTTGTAACTGAATGTAGTCTTTTTTTAATTCCCAATCACCACCAGCTTGTAATCCAACTATTTTAGAATAAGCGTATGTGTACCTCGTTTCATAATCCAAACTCTTAGTAATAAATGCTCGGGATAAAGATTGAGTATCTAAATTAAGATTATATAATGAAGTCCATTGAGATTCAATTAGCCAATCTTGAACATATTGTGAGTATTCCCCTATAGAGAACTCTAATAATGTGTCCATTTGTTCGTCCTCTAATTCAACTGAACGTAATGGGGCTCCCAACAAATGTCTAACTTTTTTGTATAGGGAACTTCTTTCTGGTTCTGGGATAACTGACATATATATTTTTTTATATATAAATATCTAGACGATACTCTTTTATCTACAAATTATTTTGTCGGTATCTTTTTTAGGGATGTTTAAAATAATTTTTTTTAAAACATCAGATTCTCTGTCAAATACATAAGCGGGGATTGAGGTACCTCTAAGGTCAGGATTAATTCTAAATCTAATTGATAATCTTTTTTCATTACACCCTCTTTGACCTAAATTAGACCAATAGAATTGAATGTATTTTGACGGTATAATAGTATAATCATCATATATTAAACCGTCCATATTACCTGACAAGTTATCAAGGAAAGTTTCAGCAATTGGTAACTTTTCAACCCACTTGAATATAGCGTCTATGGTGTGGTTATATATTCCTAAATGAGTTGGTTTAAAAGATGATAAATCGCTTTGTTTAAAAATAGAAAAGAATTCGGACAAATAACTATCAATGTTAGTATCCATCATTTTTATCTCAAACTTTGACCCCGCACTAAAAAGGATTTCTTCATTACCATTATCATCAATAACATATAAAGGTTTTTTAGAAACAACATCAATTTTAGTTGGGTTAGATGATTCTAAAGATTCAACTATACAAGATTTAATATCTTCTAGTAGTTCGGTGAATTCATTCTCATCGGAAGTTTGTTTAAGTTTATCTATAATATCAATAAATTTATCGGTACTTTCTTCACCACATTTATAATTTAAACTTAACCCAGTTCGTTTAGGGTCAAAATATTCACCAACAAAACTGTTTTCGTATTGGGTATATTCGGTCTGACGAACATTTTTAAGTATTTCCTCTAAATCATCAGGTATAATACCCTCTCTACTTATTTGTTTAAGTTTTCTTTTTAAAGGTACATTTTCCACTTCATTACCATCTATAAATTTTGCAATGGTTTTTAGTATGCTAATAGTTCTATCTTCATATTGTAATGATAACTCTAAAATCTTAGGTAGTAACCCAACATTTTTATGACCAAAAAATTTGTGTATTGACCTTATAGAATCATTTAATGATTTTTTAAGTTTGTCGTCTAAAGTATCCCTCAATGATTTTAATCTACACGATGGACTGTTAATGTTTCTTGACGTTTTACATAGTTTAGATAAATAATCACGGGTGTCCGCATTTGTTACGACTTCACCATCAGATTCAAAAATACGGTTGTACTGACTTTCAGACATTATGAATTTCATATTAATAAATATCCTTTATTAAGTTATTGTCAGGTATAACATATTTACCATTAGTTATTTTGACATTTTTATTATCAAAAATCATAATTTTACCACTAGTACTTGCAAAAATTAACCAATCAGTTGTATATTGTTTTATTTGACCAGTATCATTCATTGTATATTCCCCATTTGATAGGTCAAATGTTTTATATGGTTTTACTTGTGCAGTGAAAATGTTATTATCAATTTTAACTCTACAATCAATTCCACCGACAGCATCTTCCAAACTACCAAGTTCTCCCACTTTTTCTACATTATCTTCACCATAGATTTCTTTAAGTTTGGTAACAACCATCTCTTCAGTAGCATCACCAATTTTGTTGGTACTACCTAATGTTGCCATTATGTTTTCAAATGTCGGAGATGAAATTGTAAAAATTCTAAATTTAAATTCATTAACAACCTCAATAAGTTTTTTAGATTCGTCTATTTGTTGTTTAACTGACTTACCATCAAATGATATTGTTGGTCTGTTTAATTTTGTTAATACTTTGTTAATGTCATTTATTAAAACACAGAACACCTCGTAGTTTGTATTAATTTTATTTAATACAGACCTACCAGGTTTTTCTAAATCATAGATACCATTCATTTGGTCAACACCATACTCATCTTTTTTATAGTAGTTGTCAGGAAATACATCTGATAATATTTTTTCAATCCCATATCGGTAAATCTTTTTAACATACTTGTTGGTGTTAAATATGTCTTTGTATTTAACAACATCGGACCTCTTACACCTATCGGAAACACCCTCAGTAATGATATATTTCATTTTAATATTCTCATTAATTTTAGTTTGAGTTTTCATCTTCAACAGTTCGTTAACAAATTTCCAATTCACACATTTCCAAAAGTTACGGATATATTCATCTCTTTTATTTTGGTATTTTAAATAATATGCATGCTCCCATAAATCCAAACCTAATAGAGGGTAACCTCCATTTTTAATAATATTCATCAATGGATTATCTTGGTTTGGTGTTGAAATGATTTTTAATGTACCTCTTTTAGTTAAGACTAACCAAGCCCATCCTGAACCAAATCTATTTTTAGATATATCCTCAAATTTAGATTTAAATTCTTTAAAACTGCCAAATGACTGATTTATTTTTTTAAGTATCGGTCCATCACATTGTTGTTCTTTAGGTGATAACATTTTCCAAAACAAAGCGTGATTAAATGCTCCACCAGCATTATTTCTAATTGTTTTGTTGTACTTACTGATTTTCTTAATAATATCCTCAAGTTCCACATCACCATATTCTTTTTTGGATAATGCGTCATTTAATTTTTTAACATATCCTTTATAGTGTTTATTGTAATGGAAATCCATTGTTTCAGCATCAATGAAATTTTTTAAAGCTGAATAGGCGTACGGCAATTTCTCAATCCCAATTTTTTTCGCTTCACTAATAAGTGTTCTTTTAGCGGATTGTTTTTTAATATCTTCAGTAAGCAATTTTGCTTTTTCTTCTAACGATTTCATATTCTTAATATATTACTATAAATAAGCCGAAACCTCAAAATATCACTTAGAATGTATACGATTCATTATTTCTTGTACAACATCACTCTTATCAATATTATCTCCCATTACGGTATCAATCACATTTTTCTTATTTGATAAAATATCATATATTGCTCCCTCAATAGAGTTTTCAAATATAGGATAATAAATTGACACACTATTCTTTTGACCGAATCTATAAGCTCGGTCCTCTGCTTGTTGGTGGTCTGATGGAACAAATGATAAGTCATTCATAATACATGCCTCACCAGCGGTGAGAGTAATTCCGACACCCGCGGCTTTAAGGTTCCCAACAAATACTTTGATTTTATCGTTCTCTTGGAATTGGTCAACGGCATTTTGGCGATGAGGTTTACTACATGACCCATCTAAATAAACCGCTTGTTTACCAAAGTGTTGATAAATTTTTTGTAGTGTGTCTGTAAAGTTTGTAAATATGATGACCTTTTTATCTTGGTCAATAATACTTTGAGCTAATTCTATTGTGGTATTTATTTTTTCTTCGGCAATTACTTGTCTAACCTTCATCAACTTACTAAATTGAATCGTTAATGATGAAGATTCTTCTTTTTTATTTTCATACCAATTATAATACTCACCCATTAAACCTTCGTAGTTTTTTGATTTGAGTCTTAGATATACTGGTGTGATTATCTTGTCAGGTAAATCTAACACATCAGTTTTTAATCTCCTTAAAAATTGTCTTGATGTTCTATCCCTTAATTCCTCTAAGTTGGATGCTCCTGATGTATTCCATACTTTTCTTTTACCTGCATTAAATTGATACCCCTGACAATATCTAATTGCGTAAGCCATCCAATTCTGAGCAACGGGACTTTCAATTAAGTTTAATAAATTATAATAATTCATTGGTCGTGATGTCATTGGTGTTCCCGTTAACAACCAAAGATATTTTGTTTTTGATGCAAAATTATTTACAAGTTTGGTCCTTTGAGCCTGACCATTTTGAATGTAGTGAGCCTCATCAATGATGATTAGTTCAGGATTAAATTGAGATATTAATGTTTCTTCTTTTGATTTTAATTCGTGGAAGTTCTTTAGTATATCATAATTAATTATCAGGAAATCATGTTCTAATGAAAAGTTTTTACCTTCAGCAATATAAACACTTCTGTCAGTATAGTTTGCAATTTCTCTTTGCCAATTTATTTTTAACGATGCAGGACATATAATCAAAACTCTTTTTGCTCCTGTTTCTAAAGCGGCAATAATTGTTGATGTGGTCTTACCTAATCCCATATCATCCGCTAAGATAAATCTTTTAGTACCTACCAATTTCTCAATAGATTCTTTCTGATGTGATAATGGGGGTCTATGTTCGTATTTAGAATAATCAATCTCAACTTTTTCAGTGGTGTGAGTTTTTATTATGGCACTTTTAGGTAACCAAAAGTCATGAAGTTGTTCAGATTCAAACACCTTACCCCAAATATGATAAGCCTTGTCTTTCTCAACCAATAATTTCTCAACCCATATTTTTTCAGGTATGGTTGTATATAGTTTTTCATCAGATATTTTTTTAGCAAAATAAGGGTCAAGGTCAACCCATTTTTTGGCGACTTTAGGATTAACACCTGAATAGTTTATAATATAATCTGATTGTGAGCGTGTAGGAACAAAGCTCTTATTCGTTAAGAACTTATTCTTTAAATTTATCAAAAAGTTATTTGACCCTTGATATTCTTCCAATATATTAAGAGCCTTTCTTTCAACAACTTCAAAATTACTTTTTATTTCGTTATTTTCCAAAACTAAAGTTTAATTATAAATAATAATCATAATTAGGATATTTATCAATATGTCAGAAAATAAAGTTCCAATAACAAGATTAGGTAAATTCTTTGGTGCTGAAGATTTTAATTTGGATATCTCTATGGGTGAAGAATGGTTACACGGAGATATGAATTTTACATTGGTATTATATAGAATTGACCGTAAAAAAACTGTCACAGATGATGTGTATGGTGAGACTGTTAGTGATGGTATCAAATTTTTACCTCCTATAGAATTTAAAGCATTTGTACAGGTTATGGCTCCTGAAAATAAAAATGTGGGTAATTCTAAAATAGAACAATTTGAACCTGGTAATATTAGAGTATCGGTTTATCAATCACATTTGGATGAATTAGGTATTGATATTGAATTTGGTGATTATATAGCTTATTACGAAACTGAAACACGAGTTAGATATTACACGGTTAATAATGATGGTCGTGTTGTTTCTGACAACAAACACACATATGGTGGTTATAAACCATTTTATAAAACTATTATTGCGTCTCCTGTTGGACCAAATGAATTTAACGGATTATAATTAAATGGCTTTACCAAAAAAAATAAAAAAAGACATTCCACTAACTGAACAAAAAACTCTTTTACCGAGAAGACAAGAGTTAGTAGATAAAATTAATAGAGATGGTACTTACCTTCCTAAATCAATTCTTCATGCAGATTTAGATGGTGGTATGTTAGAGTTTGTTAAGAACGATTTAAAAACTGTCGTCACTGGAAAAGTAATACCAATGATAGATATTTTAATTACAACTCAAAATTGGGCTCAATTCGCACAAACTTGGGATATTCAAAACATTGACAAAAATGTGGAACCCCCTTTTATTACTGTAGTTAGAGTACCCGAAGTTAAATACGGGACTAACCCATCAACCGTTTATAATATACCAAATAGAAAACAATTTTTTTACGCTCAGGTACCAACTTGGGATGGACAAAGAAACGGACTTGACATATATAAAATACCTCAACCTGTTCCCGTTGATATAACATTCCAAGTCAAAATAGTTTGTAACAGAATGAGGGAGTTAAATAAATTTAATCAAATTGTTATTGAGAAATTTGCCTCAAGACAGGCTTATACTAATATTAAAGGTCATTATATTCCTATAATAATGAACGGAATAACCGACGAATCTGTAAATGACATTGAGAAAAGAAAATATTATGTCCAAAGTTACGAATTCACAATGTTAGGATTTTTAATTGATGAAGACGAATTTGAAGTTTCTCCCGCAGTGTCAAGAGTGTTACAAGTCTTAGAGTTGGAACAAAATAAAAGTAAGAAAAGAAAAAAGGAAAATTCAAATCCTGACAATTTATCAACGGTTGCATTATTTGTGGTTGGTAATAATGTATTGAGTGAGTTATTCAATTACACCGTTGATATTAACATCGGAAATATTTCAAATGTTGAATCTTTTGATGTTTATATTAATGACGATTATTATGGTAGTGATTTAAGTTTAATACAAATTAACACTAACGATAGGTTACGAATTGAGATAACTAAAAATGATGACACAAAAGAAGCGACGATAGAGTTTAATAATAAATTACTTTAATTTTCACCGTAGATATCTTTAGACTCCTTACATTTTTCCATTATAAGTTTCTCAATAAATCTATAAATTTTAATCCCTCGTTTCTCACAATACTTTTTTAGAGTGTCATGAGCCTCTTTTGAAATCTTTAAATTCTTTATCTCTTTACCTTCATTTTCCATAGTAGAAAAAAGGCAGAATTTATTCTACCTAATTTATAAATACTTGCCACAAAGTAAAGTACTTTGGTTTTTTTCAGAATATTTATCAATAAAATAAAAATAAATAAATAAAAAACCAAAAAAATAATGGCGACAAACAGTAAAGTATTCGTATCACCTGGGGTTTATACATCCGAGGTTGATTTGAGTTTTGTAGCTCAAAGTGTTGGTGTTACTACATTAGGTGTTGTAGGTGAAACTTTAAAAGGTCCAGCTTTTGAACCTATTTTTATCACTAATTTTGATGAGTTTACAACCTATTTCGGTGGAACATCACCTGAAAAATTTGTTAACACACAAATACCGAAATATGAAGCATCTTACATTGCTAAATCTTATTTACAACAATCTAACCAATTATTCGTTACAAGAGTGTTAGGATTATCGGGGTATGATGCGGGACCTTCTTGGTCAATATTAACTAAGGCAAATGTTGATAAATCAACAGTTGATTTCTTTTGTGAAAGTGCTACAACTATTGATTGTGTTACAGAATGTGTTGATTATAAAACAATTGATTTTGCAATTGATTTCTCAGGTTGTACTAATAGTACAGACACTATAACATTCTTAGACCCAACTCAAATTCCTGATGAGATATTAGTAAAATTAAATTTACCATATGAGAATTTTGATAACTCAACATCAACTTTAGATGCTGACATTAAACTTCAAATATTTAACATTTTAAATGAACCATCAACTGAGTTGAGTTCTATTAATTATTATGGTACAATACCTTATTCAGATTATTCAGGTTTAACTGCATTTACAGGTGAAACTAATGTATTTGATGTTGACGGTGTTGATTCATTAACCGCTGATTATACGGCACCTCAAAATGATTCTTGGTATTACGCATTATTTGATAATGTTGGTTCAGGAGCATATACAGGTTATTCGTTTTGGTCAATTGTTACTGATTTAACTTTAATACCTGTAACAACAACTACAACAATAGCACCTACAACAACTACAACAACAACTAATCCTTGTGTTACACCTGTACCTACAACAACAACTACAACAACAACTGCGGCACCTGTTAATTGTTACACGGGTACTTTAGTTGGTAGAATATATGTTTATTCAGGAACTGCTTACACTGATTATGATGATTTAGTTATTGCGACGATGCGTTCAAGAGGGCTAGCAACTTATGGTTCTAATGACAATGGAGCGGTTTATGAAGTTTCAGGTTTGACTGATGTTGAAATGGTTTGTACAGGAGGTTATTCTGGAGTTACTAAAAACCCATTCTCAACATTTGGTTTAAATGTAACTAAAATTGATGGTGAAACTCTATTCTTTGAAACTTCATTGTCAACATCTGATTCAAAGTACTTAACTAAAGTATTTGGTAAATCTAACTTTGGTAAAGATAAAGATTCAGTACCTGTATTTGTTGAGGAAAACTTCCCTAATCTATTAGTTTACGCTTATAGAAAAGGATATATTAGAGGTTTAAATTGTGAATTGGTTTCATTACCTGATGCTAGACAAGGTGTTGACCCAACATCAATAGCGTTCTATTTAGAAAAATATCAATCACCGACATCTCCTTGGGTTGTGTCTGAATTGAGAGGTTCTAAAGTTTATGATTTATTTAAATTTACAACTATTTCTGATGGGGACTCTGCTAACACTGAGGTTAAAATTTCAATAGCTAACATCTCATTTAATAATGGAACATTTGATGTATTGATTAGAGATTATTTTGATACTGATAATAATCCTGTTGTAATTGAAAAATTCACTAATTGTAATATGAACCCAAGTGACAACAATTATATAGCTAAAAAAATAGGAACGTCTGATGGTGAGTACCAATTGAACTCTAAATATGTTATGGTAGAACTTAATGAGGACGCCCCGATTGATGCTTTACCTTGTGGGTTTAAAGGTTTCTCTACAAGAGAATATGCGGGGGCTCGTTCACCATTTAGTTTAATTAAAAATAAATACGACTATCCTGGTGAAGTGGTGTTTGACCCACCATTTGGTTTATCCACAGGTGCAAATGCGGTAACTACAAGTCCTGGTGATAATATTAGAAGAACTTACTTAGGTATTTCTGATACTATTGGTATTGATTCTGACATTTATTCATACAAAGGTAAACAATTACCAAATAATATATGTGACGCTGTAACAGGAGCTGATTGGGCTTATATGACGAGAGGTTTCCATATGGATAAAAATGCTAGCGGTATTACAATACCAAATACATTTGTAACAAGTGGTACACCAGCGTTTATTTGTGGTGACGCAGAATTTACATCGGACCCTGATAATGAATCTAATCCATATTACAGATTATTTGCTAGAAAATTCACATTATTAGCTCAAGGTGGTTTTGATGGATGGGATATATATAGAGAATACAGAACTAATGGTGATAGATTTGTTTTAGGTAGAAGTGGATACTTGAAGGGTTCTTGTCCAACACTTAAATACCCTACGGCAACAGGATGGGGAGCATTCAAACAAATAACAGTTGGTGATAATAATGTTGATTATGCAAATACTGACTACTACGCTTACTTATTAGGTATCCAAACTTTCTCTAATCCTGAAGCGGTTAATATAAATGTATTTGTAACACCAGGAATTGACTATGTGAATAATTCTGATTTGGTTGGAAGTGCTATTGAGATGATTGAGTTTGATAGAGCGGATTCAGTTTACATCACAACAACACCTGATTACAATATGTTTACACCTTCGTTAGGTGACCCTACTGATTTAATTTACCCTCAAGAAGCGGTTGATAATTTGGAGACGGCTGGTTTAGATTCTAACTACACGGCAACTTATTACCCTTGGATTTTGGTTAGAGATACTGTTAATAATACACAAATCTACTTACCACCAACAGGTGAGGTAACTAAAAACTTAGCGTTGACAGATAACATCGCATTCCCTTGGTTCGCTGCGGCGGGTTACACTCGTGGTATTGTTAGTTCAATTAAGGCTCGTAAGAAGTTAACTCAAGAAGATAGAGATACTCTTTACAAAGGTAGAATTAACCCAATCGCAACTTTCTCAGATGTTGGTACAGTTATTTGGGGTAATAAAACACTTCAAATCAGAGAGTCGGCATTAGATAGAATTAATGTAAGAAGATTGTTACTACAAGCTCGTAAGTTGATTTCAGCAGTTTCAGTAAGATTGTTGTTTGAACAAAACGACCAAAAAGTAAGACAAGATTTCTTAAATGCGGTGAACCCAATCTTAGATGGTATCAGAAGAGATAGAGGTCTTTACGACTTCCGTGTAACAGTATCATCAGATGCGGCTGATTTAGATAGAAACCAAATGACAGGTAAAATCTACATCAAACCAACCAAATCGTTAGAGTTTATAGATATAACATTCTATATAACACCAACGGGGGCTTCGTTTGAGAATATCTAAAATAAGAAATAAGATAAGCCGACATTTTTTTAAGTGTCGGCTTATTTATATATAAAAGAAAACAAATGAGAAAAAGAAAAATTTTTGAAGGTTTTGATGAGGAGGGAACTCCTGATATGAAGTATTATGCTTTTGATTGGGACGATAATATTTTAGAAATGCCAACCAAAATTATTTTAAAAGATAAAGATGGTGAGGAGGTACCAATGAGTACTGAAGATTTTGCACACTATAGAGGTATGTTAGATAAAAAAGAAGATTTTGAATATAATGGTCACACTGTAGTGGGGTTTGCATCAAATCCTTTTAGATATTTTACCGTAGAGGGCGATAAAAATTTTATAGTTGATTCTATGTTAGCTAAATTAGGTCCAGCTTGGCCTGATTTTGTTGAGGCAATTAATAACGGGTCAATTTTTTCTATTGTTACAGCTAGAGGACACACCCCTTCAGTTATTAAAAATGCGGTGTACAACTTCATTGTTAGTAACCATAAAGGAATTGATTCAAATGAACTAGTTAAGAATTTAGAAAAGTATAGAGATTTGGCGGGTGACGAACCGTTATCAAAAAAAGAAATGATTCAAGAATATCTTGATTTATGTAAATTTTATCCTGTAACATATGGAAGTGGTTCCGCAACTAACCCTGAACAAGGTAAAATTGATGCACTGACAGAATTTGTTAATTATGTAAAAAGGATGTCAAAATTCTTAAACAAGAAGGCTTACCTTAAAAATGAGATTAGCAACAACTTTGTTCCACAAATAGGATTCTCCGACGATGATTTAAGGAATTTAGAAAAAGTAAAATCACATTTTGGGGATGACCCAGAAAACATTATTAAAACAATTTCAACGCATGGAGGAATTAAAAAACCTTATTAATATATTTATTAATATAAAAGTAAAAATAAATAATAATTAAAACTAGAAATGACTGTTATACTGGAATGATAATTTTAAAAAATCTGAAAGTAAATAGAAAAATTTTTCAAGTGATATTTATAATAAAAAAATAAACGAAAATTAAATTAAAATGATATGGCTGATTTATTAATGAGAATGCCAATACCTTACGAACCGAAGAGACAGAACAGGTTTATTTTGAGATTTCCTTCTACTTTGGGGATTAACGAGTGGTTTGTTGAAACAGCATCAAGACCTAAATTAACGATAGCTTCTACGGAGATTCAATTCTTAAACACTTCTACATATGTTGCTGGTCGTTTTACTTGGGGTGAGATAAGTGTTAAATTTAGAGACCCTATTGGTCCTTCAGCATCTCAAGCTTTAATGGAATGGGTTCGTTTATGTGCAGAATCTGTAACAGGTCGTATGGGTTATGCTGCTGGTTATAAGAAAAATGTTGACTTGGAAATGTTAGACCCAACAGGAGTTGTTGTAGAGAAATGGATATTAGAAGGTGCTTGGTTAATGAATGTTGACTTTGGTTCATTGGCTTATAACAGTGACGCAATTGCTGACATCACGGCAACTTTGAGACCTGACCGTTGTATATTGGTATACTAAAATAAAAAAATATATTTTATTAATCCACGTAATAGTTATTGCGTGGATTTTTTGTTTATTAAAAATACTTCCATACTATATTTAAAATAAAAAGTAAATAATATGGAACAAAATGTTTTTGAAGCGGGACAACAAAATTTTAATTTACCACACGATATCGTATCATTACCTAGTGGGGGTATTTTTTATAAGTCAAAGAAAAAATCTATCAAAGTTGGGTATTTGACAGCATCTGATGAGAACTATTTAATTGGTTCATCTCAAAGTGGTAGAGAAAATATTATAATGACATTATTAAGAAATAAAGTTTATGAACATGATTTAAGACCTGAAGAATTGGTTGAGGGTGATGTGGAAGCAATTCTTATTTATTTAAGAAACACTTCATTCGGACCTGAATATGGTATGAGATTAATTGACCCTAAAACAAATAAAGTTTTTGAACATACTGAAATTTTAGATGAAATCACAATTAGACAACCAAAAGTTCAACCCGATTCTGATGGTTTATACACAATGATATTACCACGTTCAGGTAACACCCTTAAATTAAGACCATTAACTTTCCACGATTCCTTAGAATTAGAAAGAATGGCGGACCAATATCCTGTAGGTAGAATCGCTCCAAAGATAACATGGAGATTAAATAAATTAATACATTCAGTTGACGGGAATGAAGATAGAAATTTTATTTCACAATTTGTTGAAACATTACCTATTGTTGATTCAAAAGAAATCAGAACGTTTATGAGAGAAAATCAACCTTCATTAGATTTATCTAGAAGAACAATCGCCCCGTCAGGAGAAGAGGTAATATTTGATATTGCCTTTGGGGTGGAATTTTTTCGTCCTTTCTTCTGAATATAATAAAATTTTAATTGACGAATTTTATTATTTAGCAAAACTCCTACATATTTCATATTCGGATTTTCTAAAAATTCCGACATATATGAGAAAATACCTGATAAACAAATTAGTTGAAGATAGTACCCCAAAAGAGTAAAATTTTTTGGGGTTAACTATTTATTATAAAACAAAAAACTATGGCGGAAGAAACAGAAAGTTTTATGGATGACTTCGGAAAAAAGATTAAAGAAGTTCTTGATTCCGTTGGTGAGGTATTTAAATCAAATATTGACCCAAGTAGAATTACTGCGGTCATGGAAGAACTTGATGTACAAGCAAGTAAGGTCATTGCAACTTTTGGTCAAGGTAGAGAAAATATTGTCGGTATTAAACAAGCAATGGCTGATGCCGTTGTGAGTGTTAAGGCGTTAGGAGGTAGTTTCCAAGACGTATTAGATACTCAAAATAATATTGCTAATACTTTAGGTAGAAACTTGGTATTAGCATCTGATTCATATAAAGATTTATACGCCGCAGCCGAAGCGTCGGACCAATCATCGTCAACTATTGTTGAATCATTTAAAAATGTTGGTATATCAGTTTACGACTCATCAAAACAAATTGAGGGGATTTTGAATACCGCTAGAGAAATTGGTGTTAGCGGTTCTTTAGTGACAGGGGAAGTTTTAAATAATATGGACTTATTAAATAAGTACACATTTCAAGGAGGAGTTGATGGATTAGCGAAAATGGCCGCACAAGCGGTTAACTTAAGGATTAATGTTAATGCGATTGGTGCGACTTTAGATAAAGCATTTAATCCTGAATCCGCAATTGAAATGGCCGCAGCAATGCAAAGATTAGGAGCAACACAATCTGATTTATTAGACCCACTTAGATTAATGGATTTAGCTCAGAATGACCCTGCTGAACTACAAAATCAAATTGCGGAAATGTCAAAACAATTTGTTGAATTGAATGAAAAGGGACAATTTGAAATTATGCCAGGAGCCAAAAGACAAATGAAGGAGATTGCTGACGCTATGGGTATGGATATATCTAACTTAACCAAAATGGCGATTGGTAGTGCGGAACTTGAAGATAAAATGTCTAAGATTAGTTTCCCTGATACGTTTACTGAAGAACAAAAAACTATGATTGCCAATATGGCCGAAATGGAGGGTGGTGAATATAAAATACAACTTGGTGGTGACAAATTAGGAATCGCTGAAGCGATAGAAAGATTAAAGTCAGGAGGTGATGATGCAATGCAAGATTTAATGGATTCTGCAAAACCTAAGACTCTTGAAGAGTTAACAAAAGAACAATTGGGTTATACGGCAGCAATGAAAGCCTCATTAAGTACGCTTGAAGACAGAATTCCATATGCAATTGCGAGTATGAGAGGCGTTAGTCAAGGTCAAACCAAATTAATGAAAGGTACTGAAGCAGTGACTGGTGCGTTTGATACCGATGCTCTAAGTGTTAAAACAATTAGAAATCAGTTTAACGACCTTTATGAAGGAGTAAGTGGCTCAATAAGTCAAAATGGGATTGACTTTGAAAATTTAAGCGATAGTATCAATAAATTTGGTGATTATTTTAATACATCATTTACTGAAAGTTTTAAAAATTTAGATGAAAAAGTTAATGAAGCGGTTGGTTACAAAATAACAGAAATCCTAAAAAAAATGGATGAATCTTTAAATATTGGTACTAAATCTACAGAAACTAAAACTGAAACCCCTACGGCAACCCCAATTCAGACTGTTACTACCACACCACCAACGAGTACGAATAACAATTTGGCGGTAAATAATTTAAATACAACAACCACTGAAAACAAAACCAATACAAATGTTAGTGAAAATAAAAACATTTCACAAATAACTTTAGACATAAATGTTAATTCAAGTAATGTTGATAAAGATAAGGTAATAGAAATAATTAGTAGAACTGAAGTTGTTCAAGCAATCAATTCTGAAATCAAAAAACTTAATACAACTAACGGTCTAACAACAACATAAAATACATTATAGTCTATTTATTAATAAAAAAACAAAATGCCTGAAAGTCCATTATCATTCGCGTCAACATCTACGTTTAGAAATACTTTAATGGCTAAAAATTTAGCTCAATATACTGTTGTGGGGAATTACACACCACCAACAGGTCCATTGAATTATGAAATTGTGTTGGGTGATAGTAATGTTATTGATTCACCAAACAATTTAAATCAAACATACCCTGACCAATTATATCCACTTAATGAATATGGACCTGATGGGGGGTACAACTTAACTATTGATTTTAATGGACCACCATTACCTGTTGACTCAAATCAAGGACCGTATAATCCTAATCCTGACCAAAGTCAGTTAATAACATTAAATGGTTTATATATAACAGGACCGTATATTATAAATGATTATTCCCCTGAAAATGGATATAACTACGTTTATGGTGTTACTGATACAATCAACCCAGGTCAGATACATTTACCATATGTAAATAGTTTTGTCGCATCAAGTTACTCACCGTATTCAATACTATCAAGTGATAACCCAACGGGAAGTGACGGTTCATTATCTCAAGATTCGTATATTGCTCAATTAGGAGCAGCACAACTACAAAATTTATTTGAAGATAGAATCAATTTAGAAATTTATCAAAGTACTGTAGGTGCTGTAAATTTAAATACGTTACAAGACCCTTTTGAAGCTGCATTGATAGCTACAGGTCAACAACCATTAATCTATAGAAATTGGAGGATTACGGTACCTGAAAACTCAATTGTTGCGGCCTTAGACTTTGCAACTAGATTAACAGGGTCTTATTGGCCCGTATCATTAATACCTGGTGACTATTACGATGAGAATACTAGCAATGGTTTACAATCAAACCAAACTTCTAATGCGTTAAGTACGGTTAATCAATTAACGGGTGGATTATTAGGTCCGATACTGAATATCAATAGAAACCCCTCACAAATATTTTTAGCTAACACAGGTAATGGACAAAGGTCAGCATTATTCGCTAACCTACATTATAATAGATATTCACCTAATTACAATAATGAGTTTGGAGGGGCCTTGGGTGTTATTCAGGGATTAGTGAATGTGGTAAATAATGTTGTGAATCCTAATGGGACCATAACAAGTAGTTATTACGTAGGTAGTAGTAATGCTGAACCTTCACAAATAACAAGTCCAGCTAACCAAATACCAATTAATTCATTTGGTCAACAAAATCCGTCACCTGTTTATGGTCCTTCTGAATTGGGTCAATTATATGAAGGTAATATTGATAATATTAAGTTTGGTTTAGCGGGTATATCATCTGAAAATGGTGGGGGTATTGATGGTCAATTTATATGGACTTCACCAAAATACAAAAGTAATGCTGGATTTAAAGCAACACCTGGTGGGGGTAGTGGGAGTAAAGATGATGACTTTAATCAAATTAGTTCTCAGTATCAAAGTAATGAATCAACTAATCTTGAATATAAAAAAGGTTCAATATTAGATAATACTCAAAAATTAATTGATTCTGCGGATAATGTTACGGGTATCTCAAGATTAAAACACGTAGGTAATGCGATGAACCAAGTTTCAAAGGTATTCCACGATGGTTACAAGGAGATGACAAAAGGTTCTCAAGTGGTTTCATATAAAGATAATACAACAGGTAACGAAGCGGGTATTGAATATTGTAGAGTTTTTACCAAAGACACACCTTATTACACTTTCGCTGACTTACAAAAAACTGATGGTATAACTACTTCAGGTAGACGTTTTAGTTATTCTATTTTAGATAATACTTACAATTTGAATATTGCTCCACTTAAAAATCCTGGGTCAACCAATATTGTAAAAAATGAGAAGGGTGATTTTTATGCCAAGAAATATATGTTCTCAATTGAGAACTTGGCTTGGAGAACATCAAGTAGACCTGGTTTTACTTATGATGAATTACCTGTTTGTGAAAAAGGCCCTAATGGTGGTAGAGTTATGTGGTTCCCTCCTTATGAATTAAAATTTAGTGATACTAGTCAGGCCGATTGGAACCCAACAAATTTTATAGGTAGACCTGAACCAATATATACTTATAAAAATACAAGTAGGTCAGGACAGTT